GATGGTAAGTATGACATCTAAGGTCAATTTAGTTGGTATGACAACACCGAGTGCTAGCACCGGATGTAATAGTGCCGCAGAGTTAATCGCTTATGCCGCTCGCGTAAGTAATCCAGCAAATCAGAATAATACTAAGACTGCTAAGAAGTTGTTAAAGTATCTGATCAAAGAAGGGCATTGGTCTCCGTTTGAGATGGTCAGTGTAACGATGGAAATTACCACGACTCGTGATATCAGTCGGCAGATCCTGCGGCATCGGTCTTTTTCGTTTCAGGAGTTCAGTCAACGCTATGCGGTCAGTGAATCGTTTACTACTAAGCGAGAAGCCCGTAAGCAGCACCTCACGAATCGGCAGTTAAGTACTGTTGACGAGGATGTTGCAAAGCAGGCCAAGGCTCAAGAAGTGTTCAACGAGATGCAGGCTGAAGTGTGCAAGACAGCTAAAGATTACTATGAGATGGCGTTAAACACTGGTATCGCTAAAGAGCAAGCTCGTGCGTTATTACCAGAAGGATTGACCGAGACCACTCTGTATATGTCTGGTACTCTACGCTCATGGGTTCATTATTGCGATTTACGAATGGGGCATGGTACTCAGAAAGAACATATGGACGTGGCTAAGATTGCATGGGAAATTCTTGGCACACACTTTCCGGATGTGACAGGAGCTGTTGAGGAGATGAATAGTGAACGGTAAAAAAGCTAAGTTGTTGAGAAAGTACGGAAGGGTTGAAAAGAAGGCTAAAAAGGTGTATAATGGTCTTTCACACATCGAGCGTGGTATTCTCAAGGATGTGGTAAAATTCAATATAGAGAGAAAGAAAACCATATGAATGTATTTTATCTTCATCGTGATCCTAATATCTGTGCCCAGATGCATTGTGACAAACATGTTGTGAAAATGTGTATTGAGTATGCCCAGTTAATGAGCACCGCACATAGGGTAATTGATGGTGATTTGTGGTATGGTCGAACTACTAATGGCAGAAAGATCGCAAGATACTTTCATCCTGACTCTATAATGAATCAATCGTTGTACAAAGCGTCCCATATCAATCATCCATCTAATGTGTGGCTTCGTGAGAATGCGGAAAACTACACTTGGCTGTATGATATGTGGACGGCTCTTTGCGGAGAGTATAAATATCGCTATGGTAAGACACACGAATCGTTTCGGAAGTTAGAGTATTATTTGGTTATCCCTCCAATGAAAATTTCATTAGAGCGTTTTACAGAACCTACTCCTGCTATGGGTGCATTTCCGCAATGCATTGTTGAGGATGATTCTATGACTTCTTACAGAAATTATTATTGGGAAGCGAAATACGACATTTCAAAATGGACCAAACGCGACAAGCCGGAGTGGTGGAATGAACGGGAAAGGATCAAAGCAGAGACCTCGTGCGGTCTCTGATACAGATTACGAGAATAATTGGGATAGGATTTTTGGTATGAAAGACAAAGAAAAAACTACACACAATCAAGTGTCTAGGCACTGGTCTGATAATGGTAAGAAAGAAGCTGTTGTCATCTTTAAAGATCCTGGCTTTGAGATTGAACTGTATGAACAGTCTCGGTATATCAGAACGGTGGAATGTCATGACAAGTCACTGAGTTATGCCGAAGATGTGGCTGAGAACTTTTGTTTGGGAATACTATTATGAAGGTTGTAGTAGCTGGCTATGGTCCTGTTGGGCAAGCGGTTGTGAGTGCGCTAGAGAATCATCCTGGTGATATTGATATTTTTGTTGATGATCCACAAAAGGGCTTTAATTTCGAACCCCATTCTAATCTAACACCAGTTGATGCTGTTGTTATTAGCGTTGCGACACCAGCCTTGCCCGATGGTCGATGTGATACGTCTAATGTTGCCGCAGTGCTAGACAAGTACTATGCGTTAAATTCAGACACCAAGTTTCTAATCAAGTCAGCAGTTGATCCTTTGTGGTTGAGTGGTATTCACGAGACTGCTAATTCGCTTCTTGATAGGCATTTCAATTTGACATACTGCCCTGAGTTTCTGGGTGGCTCTAATATGCATCGTGATACCACAGCGGAGTTCATGGGGCAGAAATTCGCAATCTATGGCGGTGACGCATGTAGATTCTGGGACGAACTGTTCAGACCTGTTCTGCCCGAGTTAAAAGATGTGCGATATACTACGCTTGAACAAGCGGCCTTTTCTAAGTATGTTGAGAACTGTTTTCTAGCAACTAAGGTAACATTCTTTAATGAAATGTACGAGATCTTTAATAATTGTGGATTTGAAGGATTTGACGGAATGGTTGAAGCCATCACATTGGATCCTAGAATCGGATGGTCGCACACTCAAGTACCAGGTCCTGACGGTAAGTTTGGATATGGCGGGCATTGTTTTCCAAAAGAGATGGCTGCATTAAGAACAATCGCAGCGGACGTAGGGCAAGGTTCAGATCTTCTTGATGTTGTCGTTGAGCTAAATGAGAAACACCGCTATTCCTAATGAAAAAAGTTATACACTACCATCAGCTAGATCATCCTGATAGAGAACGTTTACTGAGTCAGATCGACAAGTATAAGAGTAAAGATCAAGGGTTGACTTCTGTTATATTAACAGCCGCGGATTGTAATGTGTATCAACCCTACTATCGAGGTTCAAAATTTGAGCATTACGAAGATTTTGAAAGACTTAGGAAAGATCTAGTACCGTGGGTTCGAAACTTATTAAAAGACAATAGGTATTGGATACCAAAATCTTGTTGGGCTTTAGATTATGAGAACGGCGAAGGTGCTTGGACACATACTCATCATAACACTGATTATTCATTGATTTGGTACTTGCGCGCCGACGAAGGATGTGCTACAATAGAGTTCTTCGATCCAGATGTATCAGTACAGCCTACAGAAGGAATGGCATTATTATTTTTAGGCAGCCATAAACACGGTGTGTTACCTAATATTGATATTAATGCGCGAAGAACATGTTTGGTATTTGATCTTATAAAGATCGAAGATGCGCCCAGAAAGCCACAAAAACGTGGTTTTTACGATGTAGACGAGGAGTTTTTATAGTGGCTAAGATAGCAAAAAGATTCACCCCCAAGAAAAAGAAGACGCTTACTCCCGAACCTAACTGGGATAAGCTAGCCAAAGCCAAGACCGAAGACGATAAGTATGCTGCTTGGCTTGATTGCGAGGACTTCTGCCGGTATGAGTTAACCGACCGTGAAATAATTCATGCCATGCGGCGATGGATTGAACTTGAGTCTGGTTGGAATCTAGCCGAAGAGTCTAGACTGATACCAGAAACGTATATCACTTCGTTTGCTCGCAACGGTTGGAAAGCACGAAAGCTGGGCTACATTCCCGCCAAAGTAAAAGCTAATCTAGACAAGTACTGTAAGCCTGTAGTACTAAGAGCCCAGGAACTGAAAGCCGCTTTATCTCCAGACACCGTTAACTTTGATCACTTAGAAGCTGATGACCCATGGCATCCTACGAAGGTAAAAGCTTGGATAAAAAAATGGTCTGACTATGAGAAAAGTCTTGATCCCGAATCCAAAGATCCTAAGATCCGTATGGAGTTTCAAACTGCTCATACGTATGTAAAGAATATGAACACCTACTTACGTTCAAGTGTTTGGCTTGATTCACATTGGGGTGAAAATAGGGAGCATCGTGTCTTACAGGTGTGTAAAGCAATGGCTTATGAAGCTGACGGAATGCCCAAACGATCCGTTGGTACTTACTACCCAGACATGGGTGCAATTTGGACTAAGGAGATGCAACAAGATGCAATTAGGTGAACTAATGCTTTCAAAACAGAAATTCACTCGCATGATCGAAGACTGTGTACGCACGAAACGATTAACATATATTGACGCTGTTGTGGATATATGTGAAAAGAACAAATTAGAAATTGAGGATATAAAGAAATATATTTCTGATCCTGTCAAAGAAAAAATAGAAGCCGAAGCTAGGCGTCTAAACTTTTTACCTCGTGGTAATGAATTGCCTCTTGGTTAAAAACCTCTTGACACCAGAGGTTAAATGGTGTACTATATACACTTACATTATGAATAAAGTGGATAATCTGAAAATTAAAATACACTGTAATACTAAGGAAATACAATATGTCGTTTGAAAATCTAAAACGTTCCAAAGGGAACTCCATTGCTAAACTCGTATCCGCTGCTGGCGGTGAGTCTGGTCCTACCGAAAAGAAATCCTATGTAGATGAGCGCATCTGGAAACCTACTGTTGATAAAGCAGGCAATGGTTATGCAGTACTGCGGTTTCTACCTGCTGCTGAAGGTAATGATTTGCCTTGGGTACGCTACTGGGATCATGGCTTTAAAGGTCCTACGGGGCAATGGTACATCGAGAAGTCTTTGACTTCAATCGGGCAACAAGATCCAGTCTCAGAGTCTAACTCTAAGCTCTGGAACTCTGGTGATGATCGTGATAAGGATATCGCTCGTGAACGTAAGCGTAGGTTACACTATGTCTCCAACGTCTTGGTAGAGAGCGATCCAAGCAATCCTGCTAATGAAGGGCAAGTGTTCTTGTTCGTCTATGGTAAGAAAATCTTTGATAAGATCATGGATGTAATGCAACCACAATTTCAGGATGAAGATCCTGTCAACCCATTTGATTTCTGGGAAGGTGCTTCTTTTAAACTGAAGATCCGAAATGTGGAAGGCTATCGCAACTATGATAAGTCAGAGTTTGCTTCACCAGCCGCGTTGTCTGAGTCTGATGCTGAATTAGAAGAGATCTATGATCGCATCTATGATATCTCTGAGTTTAGTGATCCAGCAAGCTACAAGACTTATGATGAGTTGTCTGCACGATTAGCTCTGGTACTCGGGTAAGTAGCCTCACCGCAACGTGCTGACTTGGCGTTTGCATCTGAACCTGCACCAATGAAAGCAGCACCTGCACCTGTAGTTGCGGCCTCTGCTGATGCAGAAGAAGATGACACCATGTCATACTTTGCTAAACTAGCTGCTGAGGAGTAAAGCGTTATAACCCTTTCGTCTAGTCGGGCTAGGACGTTCGGTTCTCAATCGGGAA